CTGTAGGGGTAATGTGAGGGTGTTTTTCAGACATGAAAAAGCCCAACCTTTTCAGATTGGGCTAAGTCATTGAATTATATGGTCGGGACGGAGTGATTCGAACACTCGACCCCTTGCACCCCATGCAGCGCCGATAAGCCACCTATGTACCTGATATTAAAGCATTAACACCCTTATTCCGGGTGCAAATTATGATTCATTACAGCGTTTCGCAAACCATACAAATCAAGGCCTTAGCGCTGGGTTTTGATTGTCCCTCCCCGTTTTTCGAAGACTTTGAGCACCACCATGTCAAGGTGACCTCCGGCCACATCTATCCAATTGATTTATAAAGAAATCAGCCCTGTTTTAGCACCCTCGAAAAGCAACATATCAGCCCATAAGAATCAATAACTTGGCGTTGTATATTCCTACAGTGGTCTGAGCCTCTTCCCCTCCTCCGGCGTCCTGCCGACGAACACCCTCAATCCGTTCCATCCCGCACCGACTCATACGCCGCATCGGCCAATTCATTCAGTTCACGCAATTCATTTTCATCCATTTCCAGCGCTGCCCACATTTCGGCGGCTTCGACCATCTCCAGCATTTCGGCGAGTTCTAACCTGTCGATCTTGCCCAGGTGATGTGCGGCAAAGGCCAGCGCATCCAGTTCTCTCGCGTGCGCATCGCTACCGACGAACAGACGGGATCGGCCAATGCCTGACTTCCATGCAGCCAGCGGGCATGGTCCATTCATCACCCTATTCCTTCTGGCACAGCCACGACTGGGCATACAGGACGTCATCGATCCGCTCGACGCCAGATAGGGTGAATGCGTTCTGGGTCATGCTGACCACCTTGACGTCCAACAGCTTGGGGATGATTTCGGGCGCGCCCGGAGATGAGCTGAACAGCCATGCGCTGATCGTCGTTCGTCCAAGCGCGTCACAACGGCACTCTGTGATATGCACGTCAGCACGCAGGGGCTGGGTCTTGTTCAATATCTTGGGGTCGATAGCCGCGCCAAGGTGACGGCGCCGACGGATGAGAAGCATCATTTCTACTGCTCGAATAACTGGATATACATACAGTCAACCAAGCGGAGGATTTGCGGTCAATACTGGATAGACCAGTTTTCGACGGGTGACGCTATGTGCGGAAGGATTGTTCAGTACAAGGGAATGGATGATTACTTCAGCGAATTGGCGCCGAGGTTCCCGAAGTTCAGCGGCTTCGACAATGTGCCGATTGCTCGGTACAACGTAGCGCCGTCGACGAAGGTCAACATTCTGCGAGCGGACGAAGCCGGAATTCATATCGATCCGGTTCGCTGGGGATGGTCGCCATTCTGGGCGAAGGGAAAGCGTGCAGACCCGATCAATGCACGGGTCGAGACGGTGACAACAGGGAAGTTTTTCAAGCAGCTCTGGCCCAACGGGCGGGCCCTGGTGCCGAGTGAAGGCTGGTACGAGTGGGTGAAGGATCCTGACGACCCCAAGAAGAAGCAGCCCTACTTCATCCGGTTGAAGGGTGCTGCGCCAATGTTCTATGGAGCACTGGCCCAGGTGACGCCCGGACTGGAGCCGCACGACGAAGATGGGTTCGTGATCATCACCGCCGCGAGCGATCAGGGCATGGTCGACATTCACGACCGACGCCCGCTTGTGCTGACGCCAGAGCTGGCCAATGAATGGCTCGACCCGGATCTTTCGCCCGAGCGTGCCGAGGAAATCGCCAAGGCGTTCTGCCGTCCGGTCGATGACTTCGAGTGGTATCCGGTCGGCAAGGCCGTGGGGAATGTGCGGAATCAGGGGCAGAACCTGATAGAAAGGGAATCAGATAGCGAAAGCTAACCCTAAATTCGATCAGCAGTATTGGCGTAAAGAGACTCATCCATACAGGCTTCTTGGAACATTTTCCCGAATCGGGTCAGGGTTATATACCAGCATTGCCCGTCAGCTAATTGACAAAGCGATTGGTACAATTCCGAAGCAGGGAGGTTTTCATATGTGATAATTCCTAGGGACTGCAGGTGCTCAACAAATGTCTGCAAGTATTTAGTCTCGGAAATAATTTCAGGACCGAGGACATTTCCCCATAAATGCTCAGAAATCTTAATTCCTACACTTGATACCTTGCTTCTTATAGATTGCTTGGTTTGAGCCCAAGGAAGCGGGTTTTTACCGAAGTACATCAAAGGCGGTTTGTTCGACAACTCTTGCACCAGTGCAGCCTCGTCGGCGCAAAGCTGAGAGACAACATTCAAAAACGCAGGATGAGCCTTGCCAAACTGTCGTTTATCGAATGATAGGCTGAGCAGTCGAACATACATACTGGACAGAACATCATCTTCCAGACTGTACTTGAGCTTGTCTGCGATTTGGAGGCTCAAGTGTGGAATAGGACTGCCTCGATCGCTTTCCGGAACACACTCGATCGCTTTCTTGAGCCGCATAGATAGCTTGTCTTGGAGCATTGCCGAGTACTGTATAGGCAACAGCGCCAATCTAAGCGTTTTTAGAATGTCAACGCCAAGCCCTGACACCTCCTTTAATGCCGGTGACACGCCATCCGTATAAGCCAGCTCTGTAACCTTCGTTAGATCTGCCGAAACTTTAATCTCAGGGATATTCACCGAAACACTCCATTCCCACATTTATAGCTAACGGTAGCATCATGGCCTGAGATGCGTATAGGACCTTTCACACGCAAGCCCCGCTATTCGGGCTGCGTCATAAGCTTTCGCCAGCTCTCCCGCTCGCTTGTCAGCCCGCTGGAACAGGTCGGAGAGCACCATGGCGGCGCGGGTGGCTGCCTTGCTTCGCTCGGCAACGCCGGTATCGCTGGGGCCGCAACTTGCTCGGGCGGCCAATTTTCCTGCTTCGCTGCGCACCCGGTCACCAGCAGCATCAGCAGTAGCGCCGGCATCAGTAGCTGTCTTGATTTGATCTCGCGCATCGGTTCCCACCTGGTTGGCCGCAGCCTTTGCCTGCAAAAGTGCCAGGTCGGCCCATACCGCTTTCCACTTGTTGTCCGTGACGGTAACGCCGTGGCCGTACGCGGCGTATAGGACGCCGAGAACCAAGGCGATAGCAATCAGTGCTGCGCCTGCGCGCGCATAAAGGGAAGTCATGGCACATCTCGGAAAAAGACGTGGTGCCCCATCTTCAGTGTTTGCTTGGCCTTCGCTGCCCAAGGTGGCGGTTTTGGCATCGTGGTCGCGTAGTAGTGAGTTGCGCCACCGGTTGGGTCTGGCTGCTTGCCGTCGATCACCAGGTCAGCAGCGATCCGGGCTTGGGCGAACTCACGCAACGGAATGGGTTTTGCGCCACTGAGGAACGGATAATTCGGATCGTTCTTGTTCCAGCAACTGAACTGCCAGGGTTTCATGCACACCCCGGCATATCCCTCACCCCACCAATCCGGCTTACCGTCGTTGTGCAGGTCGACGTCCACACGGTTACGAATGGTCCACGCCACGGCAATCTGGCCGGCCAGGCCCTCACCGCGAGCTTCCGCCCAAAGCGTTCGGGCTAATACGTCACGGTCTTTCTCGGTTGCGGTCATGTTTTCTCCAGTCGAAAAAAAGCCCGCGCGCGGCGGGCTTGTGAGTGATCTGTGACGGGTTGATAGTGCTTACCAGCGAATATGAGCTACGATGACTGTATATCCATCCAGCACAAAGAGCAGATTATGACCAACGTTTTCAATTTCGAGCGAGCACGCGAAGACAAACAGGCTGACAAGGATCAGGAGTTCATCGACTTCATCCTCAGCCAGCCGCAGACCATGACGGCAGAGCAGTGCTCCCAGGCCAGGGGCCTTCTAGGATGGTCTCAAGAGGCGCTCGCCTTTCGGTCAGGCACTTCCGTGCTGGCCATCAGTCAATTCGAAACCGGAACCAGGCTGCTCCGCGACGTCACGAAGCAAGCCATCGTGTTCGCCCTGGAAGGTGAAGGACTGATGCTCATCCCTGGGCACCCGCCAATGCGGGGCGATAACGTCCGAGGCATGACCCCCAACCCACGCGAGAGAAAAGACTTCCACTTGGTGGAGTAGGTTTGATAGTGCGCGGTCAGACATCGGCCGGATAAACTCCGGCGGATAGCTGAAATTTGTAGTAGTTGAATCAGGCCGGCGGTGTTTCGGTCTCTGGTTCGGCGATCACTTCAGGCACCGCCTTCACGGTCACGGTCACCTTGGCACTGTAGGTGTTGAGGAGTTGCGCGGTGCGGATGATGGCTTGGGGTTGGCTGGCCATGATTTCGCGCGCCTTGGCATCCGCCAGAGCTTCCGTTGCGAATTCAACCTGGTTGCTTGGATCGAAGGCATTGCTGGAATTGATAACGATAAAAGGCATGGTGAATCTCCGATGGGTTTAATTTAAGAAATAGACTCGTCTAGTGACGAGCGTCTGTGTCAGTTGTAAGGGAACGGCAGAATAGTTGTTTCAACTACCAGCGCCGTAGGATACCTGTCGGTTGGTAGCCCGCTAACAGATGCGGGCAGCGAATAAGCTATTGAAGATAAAGATATATCCGTCGTCGCGCCAGCTGGCCCGAACATAAAACTAATGCCGCCAACCCGCCCGTACGCGCCCTCTGACATGCCTACAGCTTGCGGATTAACGCCCGTCATAGTGTCCGACCAAAAACCCGTTGTACCTCTAGAGAAGTTGACGAACACGGCATACTCCCGTCCGGCCACTAACGCCACGTCAACAACAAAATGCGCAACGGGGTCAACGCTTGCTGTTTGCGCTCTAACTAACTGCCAACTCCCCCCAGCGTAGGGGGAAGGGTATCTGCCGTATTGGTCCAGTGCCGATGGAGCAGGTGCCTGGATAGAGAACGCAACGTTAAGTGGAACTTGCAGAGAGTTGAAGGTTATTTGCCCCGCTTGGTTGCGGGTCTTCAAGTATGGCGGGGCTCCGGGCATATCCCTCATTAGGTCGTAGACATAGGCCTTAGTACTGGTACTGGCCCCGCTGTAGTAGAACTTAATGGTGTTCCCGGTGCGCGTAGCCCCCTGCAAGCATCCCTTGCCCGTAATGAAAACGAAAGGGCTGCTCGCATCAGTGACCGTTATAGAGAACATCTGATCCCCAGCCCTGAATGAGTCTTCATAGCTCCCCCCTTGGTTAGGGTCAAGCTGTGAAGACCTGAGGTACTTACGGGGCCAAGTTTCGTCGGCTACCAGGTACGCGCTTTTGACGAGCCCGTGAACGATGTAGTTAGTATCAAACAGCATCGTTCCATTTTCTCGTCTAACTATTAATCCGGCCATTAAAAATACCCGTAGTAGATTCTACAGTTGGCCGAGAAGTATCCCCAGCCATTTGTTGAGTAAGAGTATGACCAGGAGATGGAGCCGCCCGATATAGTGACACCGGGCCTCTTCCCTTTCTCGCGTTGCAAATCAACCAGCGGAACCACCACGTAGTACAGGGCCTTACCACTTGGCACCTGAACTGTGGTGGAGCCGTTAGCGCTGTTCGTGTCGACGTACCCCAGGCTCTGGCTGATACTCATGGTCATGTCCAGAATCACCTGGCCTGACTTGTTCCTTATGGTTAAGCCGGCCATTACATCGCAAGCTCAAGCATTACGACGCCGCCCGAAACCATAAACATTCCGTCTTCCCGCAGGATCATGTACTTACCCTGCGTGGTTTTGTTTTGGATTGTGATCTGTCCTGCCGCGTAGTCGGTGCTCATAACTGGTTGCCCGTAGCTTGTTTGCGTAGCCGAGTTGATTCCTTGCCCGATCAGTGCATTCACAATTGTTGCTTTGTTAATCAGAGCATCATTGATGAACACCTGACCGCCCACTACAGCAAACGGCGAAGTGAACGACCCGCTCAGCGATGAGTTGAGCACCACAAACCGGTCGGCGCTGACGGCGAATGTTGATTGCGTTACGCCGTTCTCCGTTTCAATTCCTACCCCGAAACCGGCCATGACCTTCTGCCCGCTGCTGTGAGTCATCAGCTTGACATCCCACTGAGCCGACACTTCACCTCGCAGGTTGGCACTGGCAGTCAGCGCCGTCTGCGCGTTGGCGCTAGCTGTCCCTGCCGTCGCCTGGACGCCATCGACGCGAGTAGACAGGGCGCTGTCGGCGTTGGCGCGCGTGGTGGATTCCGTCTGAGCCGCAGCCTGCACCGTGCCTACCGTAGATGACAGCGTGTCGATCCGCGCAGTCTGGGCGGTTAGGTTGGTCCCTTGCTGCGTTACGGTGGACGTCAGCGATGACAGTGCCAGGCTCTGCGCCAGGTCCCCCTGCGCAACGGATGGGGCGTAAGCAGTGGCTACTGAGCCTTCCTGGAACTGGATGTTATCTAGCTCAATCCACATATCAGCAGCAACGCCGGCCCTATTGATTAGGCGGCCAGGGAATATCTGCGTGCGCACGGCGCCAGCTGGGGCGGTAGCCGTCCAACTAAATCTTGTGAACGTCGTACCGGCAACCACTTCTGGGAGTTGCGTCGTCGATATAAGGGCGCTAGCCGCGTCGATCCACTGGACGTACATAGTGAAGCGCGCCGATGGGCTGGAAAGCCTGGCATACGTACTCAGCGTGTAGCTCTGGCCTGCCACCACTTTTGGCCGCTCGCCGTCTGCGGTGTTAAAGGTTGGCCCAATATACCCGCCATTCGCTAGCGCGGTAGCTGCGCAACGTAGCGCTTTAATGCTTGACGTGAGCGGCGAGTCGACTTGACTAAGCGTGATAGCCGCGCCTGCCGACGCATCTGAGCGCCACCAGAGCGGGCGAGTACCGTCAGGTGAAAGCTGCTCGAATGAACTGTTAGGCAGCAGGTTGTCTCCTCCGGCTGCCGCCAAGTTGTTTGATAGTGTGACGATGCTGGCGCTAGTGCTGGTTATTCCTGTCTCTGCTGCGGTAACGCGACTCGTCAAGGCGGTCAGCGCTGTAGACGAGGCCTTTGTAGCCAGTCCATCGGTAGCGCTGTTGACGGTATTGCTTAGGCTGGTAACTTGCGACGACAAGCTGGTCAGCGTCGCGCCTTGCTGGGTCACGGTCGATGTCAGCGCGGCAGTGGCAGCGGCTTGCACTGTAATGTCAGATGTCGATACCTTGCCGCTATCCCTCCAGCCTGTAACGACGGGGGATATTTCGAGCTGGGCGCGATCAAGCTCAAAAAATCCAGCTGACTGCGAGCTACTCAAGACCCGGAACAGGATGTTGGCCGATACCGTGTTTGCAGGCGCAGTCGCAGTCACTGACGGCCGTTGCCAAGATCCGTTAGATATCATCGTGACCGGGAAGGTGCTAATTGCAACGCCTGCGGCATCGATGAACTGTATGTATATGACCATTAACAGGCCGGAGGTGGCCCGCATGTAACAGGATATTGTTGCGACCTGCCCCACAGAAACTCCAGGGCGCTTTCCGGCTAGCGTCCCAAGCTGAATGTATGCGGTAGGCGATAGGGCGCTGACATCAAAGCGCTGGGCCTTGCCGGTCGGATCAAGCGTGGAAGCTACCAATGCGCGAGTAGCAAGACCTACCGCACCGCCGGACGCGCCCGCAGACCAGCCCTCGCCAAGGCCTGGATCTGAATCTGAAACCTTATCAAATGACGGGTTGTAAAGCAGGTTTTCCCCGCCAGCGCTAGAAAGATTATTCGCCAGCGTAACAATGTCTGCGCTTGTACTGGTGAGGCCTGTCTCGGTCTGAGCCACGCGCACTGTTAGCGCGGCGGTGGCCGCAGCGGCCGCCGTTACGGCGGAATCGGTCAGGCCGGTATTGTCGCGCCAACCCGACATGACCGGGCTTAGCTCAAACTGGGCTCGGTCTACCTCCATAAACCCAGTAACGCTGGTAGCGCTGCCGGGGCCGATAAGGCGGTACAGCAGGCGAGCCGATACCGTGCCAGCCGGGGCTAATGCGGTTCGCGACACGCGCTGCCATGCGTCGGTGTGGTTAACGGACGTCGGCCCGTCGCTACTCATGATTGTCCCGGCTGCGTTGCGCCACTGGAAGTAGAGGTGAATTCGAGTACCAACAGTGCCGCGAACATAGGCCGACATAGTGACCGTTTGACCGGCAACTACCGATGGCTCTAGGTTGGCGGCGGGTGCTAGGTCCACATATGCGGAGGCGCTTGGAAGTGTTACGTCTATCCGCTGCGCTTTACCGGCAGGGTCTAGCGTAGAGCTGACAATGCTCCCAACGGTTCCAGTGCCTGTGCTGCCCAGCGTCCAACCGTCCGCTGTCGCGGCGCCGATATCAAACGATGGGTTGTAGAGCAGGTTCTCCCCGCCCACGCTGCCGATGCTGGCCGTTACATTCGTCAGCGCCTGCCCCTGCGCAGTGATGTCGGTCCCTTGCTGCGTTACGGTGTTGCTCAGCGCCGACACGGTAGACGAATCCGCCTTGCCTGCGACAGAGGTTGTCAGGCTGGTGATCTGCCCCGCCTGCGTCGTGTTGACGCCCTCCGCCGAGGTAACGCGCGTAGTCAGAGCCTGCACCGCCGAGGCGTCAGCCTTGCCCGCAACGGTGTTATTCAGGGCGGTGATCGCCTGCCCCTGGCTGGTGATGCTCGCATCCTGATCGGCGTTCTTGCTCTCGGTCGCGGTAACGCGGGTGGTCAGCGCCTGCACTGCCGAGGCGTCGGCTTTGCCACCTACCGAGTTGGTCAGGTTGGTGATCGCTGTTCCCTGCGACGTGTTGACGCCCTCGGCAGACGTGACTCGGGTAGTCAGCGAGTTCAGCGCCGATGCATCCGCCTTGCCCGCAACGGTATTTGTAAGGCCGGTAATCGCCTGGCCCTGCGACGTGATCGAACCTTCCGCCGTCGTCACGCGGGTTGTCAGGCTGTTGACTGCGGTAGCGTCAGCCTTGCCGGTCAGCGCGCTTTGCAGGCCGGTGATCGTCGAGGACTGGGCGGTGTTGACGCCCTCAATGTCGGTGATCTTGGTTTCGGCCGTGGTCATGCGAGTCGCCAAACCGTTTGCACTGACGACAGCCTGGCCGACGTTCAGCCAGTAAGTCGTATTCGGCGGCGGCATACCGACCGGCACGGCCTGGGTGGCCTGGTAGATCACACCGTCCGTACCCAGCACTCCCTGGCCGGCGATGTAGGTCTGGTCTGGCTTGTACGGCATGGAGTCGGCCAAGTCGGCAATGCTGTCGATCTGGCCCTGCAGGTCGTTCCGAACGTCTGTTACGGACTGGCTCACCCCGGCAATCTGCTGACCAAGCTCCGTCCGGGCATCGGTCACCGCATCATTTACGGCGCCAACCTGCTGTTCCAGGCCGGCTTTGGTTTCTTCGATGCGGGCATTCACGGAGCCAGGGCCGTTGCCGTCGATCTTCTCGATATCAGCCAGCAGCTCCTGACCCAGCGCGCTTTTGGTCACTTCCCCGGCGATCTGATCAAGGATGGCGGTGGCGTCGGAGCTGGCCTGCCCCACCACGCCGTCGACAACCGGATAGAACGGACCGATATTGCCGGAACGGTCTACCAGGCGCGCCCAAAAGAACAGTGTGGCGCCCGCTTTCAACTGTTGCATCGAGTAGTCGGATTGCGGGTAGGCCAGATCGGCCAGCTTCGTTGCTGCTGCCAGATCATTGGCCGGGCCATACCAGATTTCCGTCCGCTGGGTATCTCCCGCACCAGGTGGGAAAGCCCAGTTGATCTGGATGCCGAACAGCAGGCTGGTGGTGGTCAGACTGGTGATGGACGGAGGAGTGCCGGTCTTGCCGTTGAGCTGTGTAAGGATCGAGGTGCGCCAGATGGACGAGATATCGAATGCGCTGACGGCGCGCACGCGGGCCAAATAGGCACCCGAATAGATGCCGACTACTTCAATACTGGCGTTACCGGTGCGCTGCAGCTTGATCCAGTTGCCGCTGTCTTTGCGCCACTCCACGTCATAAGCGACGGCGCCGGGGACCACTGGCCAGGCAATGGTCATGGTGGTGACGGCGATGCCCTGGTCGATGGCCGAGGTCGCAGTCAGCGTCACGCTCGCCGGAGCTGGCACCACGGTGATCGGGATAACGCTGATCGGGCGCTCTTCCAGGCGCGCGCCGGTATCGATATAGGCGAACTTGCTCGGCTCGTACTGCAGGGCCGTGATCTCGTAATCGCCCTCGGTGGTGCGCTTGGTGGTCAGCACGCGGTACAGCGGGATTGCCAGATCATCAGCATCCAGCGCCCACTGAAGCTCCGGGATCGGCGCTTCGCTGTAGGCGGTCGTCAGCGTCACGGCGCGACCTGTAACCGACTGAACGGTCCGACCCTCGGCCTTCCCGCTTGGCAGGTTGACGATCAGCCGGTCACCAGGCTTGGCCAAGGTGTCGCGGTCCAGCGTGACGGTACTCCCGCCCGCCGACGAGATACGGCCGCCGATTTCACGGCCGGCCAGCAACGAGTCAGCAATCGGAATGATGAAGCCCGGCAGCGGGATAGCACCTTCCATGCCTGTCTTGAACGCGACGGTGCGGTCGAGGTTGTTGCTCAACACGATCCATTTGCCGCGACGCTGCGCCTCTGAGGCGCGAGTGCAGCCGATAGCGGTGATCTCGACAGGTTTGTCATTGAAGCGACGCTGTAGATCCAAATCGGAATAAGCCACGACATCGGTGTCGTAGTTGTTCGCCGGATTGTCGTAGCTGACAAGCGCGCGGGTGTACCGAGTTTTTGCCGACGCGCTGCCGTAGGAAAATTTTCCATCGATGACGTTTGCGCGAGTGAAGACGTAGTCGAAGTCCTGCGCGCGCGGCATATCCGCTTGCATCACCAGCTGACCCTGCGCCCAGTAGGTCATGCCACGATAGATCGCCGAAATATCGCGCAGCAGGCCCCAAGCTTCAGCCTTGCCTTGCAGGTTCATGTCGCACAGGAAACGTGGCTCCTGCCCGCCTACACCGTCCGGCACCAGTTGGTCGCAATACTGCGCAATCCGGTACAGCTCCCACTTGTCGACCATGAAGGGCTTGATGCGTTTGCCCAGGCCAAAGCGGTCCTCGGTGCAGACGCCGAACGTGATCCATGCCGGGTTATTGGTCCATGCCAGCTTGAAGGTGCCATCCCAAACGCCGCTGTAGGAGCGGCTGACCGGGTCATAATTACCCGGTACTTGCCACTTGCGACCATTGCAGTCAACCGTCACGGCCGGGATGTTGGAGAACTGCTCCGCGTCGAACTCAATGTACAGAAGCGCGGTATTCGGGTAGCGCAGTTTCGCGTCGATGACTTCTGTCAGGCCGGCCACGAGCATGGTGTCCGCGATCTTGTTGGTGTTCTGGTTCGGTGTAATTCGGCGTACGCGGATCTGCCAGCCGCTGGTTGCGTTCGGGAGATCGATCCGGCGTGAGCGCTCATAGCGCGTGGTGGTTTTGCCGTCGACTGCCTCGATCAGTACCTGCTGATAGGCCCCGCCGTCGGTGGCCACGTCGATGGCGTACTCGATCCGGTACCCACCGACATTGCCCTCGTCGTCCTGACTTTGAAGTGCTGGCCAAGCCAGGCGAACCCGTACCGCCGACAGTTGGGCATTGGTAATCGAACGAACCCATGGCGCATCGCTGCGCAATTCGACGTTGACGTTCGTTTCGTTCTCGACCGAGGGAATGCCTGGAATATAGGACTGATCGACCGAGCCGGTTCGCCATTCCCATTTTACATTCGGAAAATTGACGTTGCCGCTCGCATCGTAGATCGGCGTGTTGTCCAGATAGATGTTTGCAGCCGTGGGCGTGCCGTCAAACTCACCTTCACCGACAGCAATCAAAATCTTGGCAAGGTTCGTGGAGCGCAGGCTGTCAGTGGCCTCAATCGGCGATTTCGGGCTGGTTTCGCCGCCTTTCTCGCCGTGGATATCAATCTGTCGTGCTGCGCCCATGCTTTTCTCCAGGCATAAAAAAACCGCCTCATGGCGGCCGGGTATTGCTGATCAGGTCAGACTTTGTCTTCGGCGTAGATTGCGGCAGAGATGATCGCCCCGCCCCAGCGCCGGCGGCCGATGCAGATCGGGACCGGGTTACCACTGGCCGTGGTGTTCTTGGCGCTGCCGAAGGCGTACGACGGCAAGTTTTCAGGCGCGGCGCTTTGGCTCAAGCCTTTTGCTTGGGGGCTCAGCATCTGAACTACACCGCCGGCGACCATGGCAGTGCCTGCGGTATAAAGAAATGGGGATGCCGCTGCGAATGGTGTAAATGACAGCACATAAGCTGCCACGATCAGGACTGTGCCAATTATCGTTTGCAAGCTCCCCGCCCGCTTGCTTCCAGTAATAACCGGCACGATCCTGACCTCACGGGTGCCCCCAAGATCAAACTCCCTTTTTCCTACGTTTCGGCGATTTCGGTAAATCGCAAAACGCATTCCTAATCGCTCAAGACGCCGAATCTCGTCTTGGAAGCCGTCGACCGTGGCGTTCATTGCGCGGAACACCTCCCAAATATCACCCGAGTCCAATACCTTGGTATGGACTCTGGCGAACTTCTTCAGGAGCGGCCCGGACAATTTGACTGTTGTTACAGGCTGGTAATGGGCAGCGGTGGCAGCCATTTTGATCTCCCAATAAAAAACCGCCCGTAGGCGGCTTTATTCAAAGCGTTGTAGGCAGAATATCTATTCGCCCATCTCCGCCGGTGGATACTCGATATTTTTTTACTGCTCCGTTCTTGGCAGTCGCTTCACGCTCAATACGGTCGGAGCCCATGCTGCAAATTCCGGAGCCTGTGTAAGCGGCCCCGATTGCTAACGTCCCAGGTTGGACATAAAACGTTGCTTTCTGGCCAGCGTTAAGGCGGCCAGCCTGCTGCCCATCCACATAAATTGCGATGGCGCACATACTCCCAGTGTGACCCTCATCTCGAATGATCTGCACTTCTGCGTACTCGCCCGCTGGCTTGGTTTGGAACGAAGTAAGTTGACTGGCCGGAGCCTGTCTTGCTTGGCTCGGCGGCACTGCAGACGTCGAGCACCCGGCCAGCATCGCCACAGCCAGAGCCCCAATCAGAATTCGCATGATGTTCCCTCATTAATGAGCCACTGAGCGTATCACTGAGCATCAAATGCAAGAAGCCCAGCACTGGGCTGGGTTCAGTAACTAGTCTTCCACATCACAGTCCCTATGCTTCAAACCATCCCTCAAGAGGCAAATCAAGCTTCCGGCCCCACCATCGTAAATAAGATCGTCGTACAGCATCGTCGACTCCCGATAGTGACCATTTAGGATCTCGAGAACCTTGCAGAGTGATTCCAAGCATGATTGGATTTTAAGGCGGCTTGCAGCAGGCAACGGGTTCGCAATGCGATCCTGAATATGGACCAGGTCATTATGCGCAATACGCTTGTTGCGATGCGTACGGGTAAATTCGGCTGAACTCAGGGCTGTGGCGATCGCATTGTCTACCCGCCCCCGAACATCGAAGTCGCTTATCAGCGGAGGTATCGCACGAATCGAAAGTGTTTTTTTCCCCGCGCTGATCGGTGGGTCGGTTAGCCTCGAAACACCGAGCATCACACTATCCCAGAGCTGCGCCTGTATAACGCCAAAGAATGCAGGCGCTGAGCTATTCAAAAGCGCCACAGTTTCAATATCCGCACCAAAAAGCTGCTCGTACTGCTTCCATACAAAAACGATGTCAAGCAAGTGGTCATTGAGATCACAGTACATCGCCCCGAGCTCCGCCCCCATGTCCCGGATGCAGAGATTCCTTTTTTCCGCGACGGTAATCACATCCAGTCCCTTCCGAGCTCGCTCAATCTATGCAGCGTGCCACGTCGCCCTCTCGCCTACAATTCCTGTCTGCCCATCCAGCGTGGACAAACGGCCAGTAACAGAATCGAGACAGAGCGTAGTAGCGTTGCGCCTCCAAATAAACGCCTCGGACCGTTGAACCGCTAGCCCATGGACCGGGGGAAGGTGCCTCAGGAGATTCAGTTGAAATCACAAACAGTTGAAAACCTAAATAGCCTCATGGCAAACGGGGCTCAAATATCATTCTTGCGACCGGATGGCTCTCTCTCCGCGATCCCAGATCACTGTCCGCTGACTCCAGTTATCCGGGTCTCAATCAGGCCCGCATCATTAGAAAACCCGAAGAGCGCACTACTTGGCACCGAGGAAACAACGCTGTATGCGCTTCTGGATACTGGCGCAGATTTGGTCTATATAGACAAATATTTTGCCGAGCGGCACGGCTACCTATCAAATTCGACCGCGATGGTGCAAGGCGCAAGCTTGACTAGTGAGGAAAAAATATACAAAGCGTTATTTAAGCTTTGCGATCTAAAGTCACATAGCACTCAATCCGCCGACTTCACCTCGGCGCCTCTTAGAGAGAATGGTCGGAAGTTCGACGTGATTGTCGGAATGCAATTGCTAAGCAATGGAATGCTGGTAATGGATTTTGATTCAGGCGTGTACCGATTTAACTTCACTTCGTAGAGCGACAAATAGGAGCTCGGACGCATCGAGTGTTCCTGGCTGCTTTAGCTTGGTGACCTCTCTCGATTCATCCCAATTGAACACCGAGGGCGGCACGGCGGCGCCCGTTCTGCCTGTGACCCTGGCTGTCAACGCACTGACAGCCACAGTGCCCGCCTCGCTTGATATATCCATACCGCCTCCTCATGTGATTGGTTGTGCATCTTTGTGCCTGAGAATCAGGCGTGTCCGGTCGAGCCAAGGTCCGCCGAAAACAATGATTTCCGAAGGCCGTCCGTAAAGGTGATGCAGTAGAAATGGCCCCGAGCCGAACACCGCCGCATCTTCGCCAGGCAGCGTTGCATCCGCGCCGAGATAGATCCCGGCATGGTTCGGATGCTTGGTGCGCCCTACTTCCATCACAATCATGTCGCCACGCTGCGGGCTGCCCACTCGCGTGAAGCCAGCAGCCTCATAGGATTGCTCGTAGAGGCTCGGGCCGTCTGCTTGCTCCCACCAGCCGTCCTCACGCTGGAAGGCCTCGAACTCCAGGCCCCATTCGCGTTTGTACCAGTCGGCGCAAACCTGCCAGCAGTCCCAAGCCCCATGCACAAACGGACGTTTCAGCAGAGGCGTGTTACCGGTGGGCACGATGGTGCGCAGATCGCCCTCGGGCCAGCTCAGGATATGCCAGGGTAATTCCGTGGCCTCGCACATGGCCAGGTCGCGCGGCGACGGTCTGCTGGTGCCGTCCGGGTGCGAGTGGACGATGCCGATCACTTCGCCTACGTCCTCGGCTGCCGCATAGTCCTCGGGACCAATCCGGAACTCTTCGGTCGGGTTGGTCGCGGTGTTCACGCACGGAAAGTATTGGTGCTTTCGACCAACTGCCAACAGCAGGCCGCAGCACTCGCGCGGATATTCAGCCGAAGCATGGGCCCGCATCGCCTCCAGGATGTACTTGAACATGGTCAACCCCTCGCAATCAGAGATACGGCGGGAAAACCCCCGTGACTTAGCTCGTTCCCTACACCAAACCGACACTCGCACCCCGTTTTGAGCAGCGCGTTGCACTGATCCTTCTCAGGGTCATCCGTGGGATTTCCGTCCATGTCGAAATAGGGGCCTGTGTACTGGCAGTTCGGCCCACGATAGCCGCCGGTCAACGCCCAATGACACAGCGTGGTCATTTGCCGGCCAATGGATTCGCCGCCGACGTCGCCTGGGCTGGCCAGCTCCCACGAAACGGTCTCGCCTTCTTCGTTGGTTTTCTGGTCGAGATACCAGACCTCGATGGATTCCTGCGTGGAGTCCGCCTCAGGGTTGCGGGCCGGGAAGTTCGCGGCGTCCAGATAACGGCCGAGGGTGTGACGCATGGTCAGTTTGAACTCGAGCAGATCCTCGAAGGCCAGGCACAGCGCAGTAATGCGGCCGTTCACGTTACCGACTGAAAGCGTCGGGCGTACCGCTGTGCCGTCGCCATTGGCCTGTATGCCGTCAATCTGCATGGGCCAAGCGCCGTATTCCTCGCCCTGCCACCAGATGGATTTCGCGGGGAGCTGGTCCGCATCGGCGCCAGCGGCCAGTAGCTCTTCAGGCGTGTGCGGAATGCCGTGGCCGTGGAAGCGCAGCACGTCCGCGCCATACTCCGAGCCGTCCAGTTCGAACAGCAGGATTTCGCTCCCAGGCTCTAGAACCTGAAGATCACTGATTAGCGGCATGCTTGGCCTATGGCAGGAAAGATTGCGTGAAGGTGGTGGTCAGCGTGAAGAAGCCGGCCCCGTTCGGTGTAACCGCCGGAGCCGAGGCCCGATAGAAACTCAAAGCACCCAATGGCGGCGTCCAGAAAAACGATTTGTGCCCGGCGTGGCGGTCGAGAAACGCTTTGATCTGCAAGGCCTCAGCTTCTTTGACCGTGAAGGACAAGGACCAAGTGTCGGTCCGGTTGTTGATGCCGTCACCGACCACCTGTTCGTACCCATCCCCGAACTTGGACGAGCGCGTTCGATATTCCGCCGTGCTCGACGAGCCGAGCCTGGAGCACCATGTGAATGTTTCAACGGCCATTGACTGCCCTCCAGATCGATCCGCCCGGCCGCAACTCTTGCGCGATTGCCTGCTCAGCGCCGCGCTTGGCTGTATCGGCGTAGGCCTGGCCGACAGCTTTCATATCGGTCTGACCCGAATCATTGCTGGCTTCAGGCACGTTGATATTTTGCTGAATGACAATGCCTTGCCCTACAGGCGAAGCCGGTATCGCAGAAGACCCGCCGGACAACCCGACGTACCCGCCGCCGCTATAGCCCGATCCGTTTTTGTTCAGGTTGACGAGATAATCCTTCATGCCTGGCTGGTTGACGACTTCCTTGCGGATGACGACTTCGCCACCGTGCACGACGCCCATGGGCTCGTACTTTCCGCCGTCACCGGTATACCCACCGTCCCAGTGCTGATTGGCAGCCCAGGCGTCGAAAGCAGGGCCGGAATAGTCGGCAGCCGCTCCGCCAGATCCCGCGCCACCGGTAGTGGCAGCTCCTCCGAAGTAAGCGCCTGCCGCCGTCGTGGCGAGCCCGAAGAGCATGCTCAACCCTTGAGAGGCCGCCTGCCGCGCCGCAATGCGAGCCATATCCGCCAGTACCGACTTCGCGAAATCGGCAAATGACAGCTTGCCGGTCATGGCGAAATTGACGATGGCGTCTTCCATGCCGCTGAACGCGCTGGAAAACAGGCCCTTGGTCTGCCCAGCCACGTCCCTGGCACTGGCAAGATAATCCTCGTAGGCCGAACTCGCGCCCGTCGTCCAGTCTGCTTGGGCCTTATCGACGTCTTCGTAATACTTGCGCTGCATGGCCAGGCGCTTGTCGAGCGCGGCGCGCAGGCCGGAGGTTTCGTTGTCGTAGAGCTCGGTGCTGAACTGGTCTTTGCCGCTCTTGTTGTAGTCGCTGGTCAGTTTGTCGAGCTGCGACTGATACGACTGCTGGATGCCGCGCTGCTCCTGCAATCGCTGCTTCTGCACCTCGCCCAGCCCGGCGCCAGCGAGATTGTTGTCCAGCCCCTGTTGAGCGCTGGAAAGCTGGCTTTTCAGGTTCTCATCGAAGGCTGACAGCTTGCGCTTGGTCTCCAGCCCCTTTTCGCTCAGAACGTTTTCGGCTTCCAGCGCCGCGTTGCGCTTGAGCTGCGCGGTGTACAGGTCAGCGCTGGCCAACAGCGATTTCTGGTCGGCGGTCAGCGTCTTCTTGCCCTTGATATCGGCAAGCTGCTGCTCCCATTCGACCAGCTTTTTCGCTTCGGCACCCAGTTGTTGGGACGCGGCGGTCTGGTCACCAATGAGCGAGCTTTGCTGCTGCAGGACCGCGTACTGCTTGCGCGCATCGTCCAGGGCTTTAGTGCCCGCGTCTTCGGTATAAGCCTTGGGCTTGGCAACGGTTTCCTTGTATTTCTCGCGGATCCCGTCCATGCGCAATTTCGCATCAGCGTCGCTGACGCCGGCGGTGCCGTTGAGCTTGGCCGCGCGGTTGATGTTTTCAATCTCGACCCGGGCCTTTTTCAGCTCGGTGGCCATCTTCGCCGATTTGGTCGCAGTGTCGACCAGGCCGGCGTTGAAGCTTTCCTGCGACTTGATCGCCTTGTCCTGAATGTCCTGATAAAGCGCCTTGGCAGAAGCCCGGTTTAGCGTCTCCTGCTGGGTCAGGCCAAGATCGGTGATATCGGCCTGCACTTCGTTGGTGCCGCGTCCGCCACCGCCGCGCGGGCCCGTTCCGAGACGCGCAGCGTTATTCAGCTGCGTTTGCAGCAGTGCCATTTTCTCTTCAAAGGTTTGCTCACGGCCCACATCAAGGATGGCGTCCCATGCCCCTTTCGCAGCCTTCTTCACCGTGTACCAGGCGCTCTCGATGGAGCCCAGGTTGCCGTTGATTTTGTCCGCGCGCGAACTCATTGCCTCGGCATAGGCCGCCTCGGCCAGCGACACTGCGCCCTGTTGGTCGCCCTGCTTTTGCAACGCGGCGATCTGCTCATAGGTGGCAGCAGTCAGATAGTGCAGCTGGTCGTTGAGCTCCTTCGAAGCCTTGACCGGATCCTTGGCCAGCTTTTCAAAGTCTGCCACGGTCTCGGACGCGGCCTTGCCGGTCGCCTCTTCCATCTTCAGCGCTGCAATCGCAATAGCGTCGAAGCTGCTCGCCGGGATTTTTCCGGAGCTGGCCAACTGCACCAGGACCTGAGAAGCGGCGCTGACAGTACCCACCGTTCGACTGACGGCGTTGGCCATCGATGCAAGGCCGTCGGCCGTCGCTCCGGAGGCACCACCGGTGAGGATGAGAGCCTGCCGATAAGCGCTGGCCTCATCGCTGCCCTGCTTGTAAGCCAGGGCCAGGACTGCAGCGGCGGCGGCAGCGACCGTGAACGGGTTGACCAGGCCGAGCACATAACCGCCCAAGGCCTTTGCCGCCGGACCGATCCCGCCAAACATATCCTTGAGCTGACCGCCCTGCTGGAGGAACACAGTAAACGGATTCTGGCCTGCCTGAAGCGACACGGCGATATCGGTGAACTGCGCAGGCACGTTACGCAGTGCGGCGTTGTACGCCTTGGCCGACATCGCCCCTTTGGTCATGGCCGCATCCGCGCCGCCAATGGCGTTACGCTGGTCTGTCAGCTTTTTGAGGTAATCGTCAAAGTCCGGCTGGTCCAGTCGGCCAGCGGCGCGGTGTTTGCGCAGTTGGTCTTCCATCTTGTCGAGCCGGCCATAGGCAGCCACCACTGGGTCGATCTGACCGACCAGCTTGTCAAGCTGGCCAGCCTGATAGGCCGCTTCCTTGGTGGTCGATTTCAGCGCCCGCTGGGCACGGTCCATGCCTTTTTCGAAACCGCCGGTGTTGGCCACCAGATCGACCGTCAACTGGCCGAGCGAATCAACAGCCATAAATCACCTCTTCAGCGACTGGAGCAGCCGCAGGACGTCTTCCGGGGTAGCTTCTGCCGGTTCTTCGTGGAAACCGCGATCAGGCAGAAAGGCTTCGAGCTCCGCTTTGCCGCCGTGAATACTGCTCAGCACGGTGGCAAGCATTGCGAAACCTCGCTCGATCCGCAGGCCAAGGTTCAGCGGGCCGGTCTGGCGGATGTAGGCCATCCACTGCATGGCCTCGACGAAACTCAGATTGGCTTTTGCTTGCGCGATCGTGTTGCCGCCGATCCCGTTGAGGACGATTTCGTGCCAGAACTCTTCCTCGGGATCGATTTTTTTTCCGCGACTTCCCCCTTTGCACCGTTCACTTCGCCAATGGCGTTCAGCAGCACAATGGTGAGCGTGGCTGTCAGCGGGCCGTGTCCTGTTTCCGGATTACCGATGACGTCAGCCACGGTAAAAATAGGCTTGCCGTCTTTGTCGCAGATGCAGGACGCGATCCGCTGGGCGGTCAGGTCGCCGCCGCGCTCCTGTTCTTCCCAGCGCTGCACCAGGGAACTGAACGATTCCTGGACCACGTAGACGGTGGCCGTTTTCGGCTCGCCGTTGACGTGCCAGGTGACGTCTTTTTTCACCGGAGGCGCAACGAACGCGCCAGCGGCTTTAAGCGAAGCAATACTGAGGTCCATGCTTGTTCCTTACGGGGCCGGGATGACTTTCGGAACCAGGACCGGGTCACCGGACACCTGGATGCCAACGGTGGACTTCACGACGTCGCCCAGCCCGAAGGTGAACGGGAAGCTGTTCATGTAGCCGTCGAACGTGAGCCAGGTGCGCGCTGGTGGCAGCACGAAATCACGCACGCCATCGGTCCCGGGCGCAGCCTCGACAGTTGGAGGGATTCCGACACCATCCACGACACCGTCACCCCAGCCAACCGCCCACAGCAGTTTCGTGCCGGCGGTCTTGAGCTGGTGAAGGCGAATGTGTGCAGGATTTTGAGGATCGATGTTCAGCCCGAACGTCGCCGAGCCTGGCTCAGCCAAACCCGCCTCGTATTCACGCGCGGTGGAGTTCATGCAGGTCACGTCGATCTGGGCAATCGAGGTGTCGATGCCGTCCAGGGAGGTGAAGCAGCCCACGATCAGTACCGTGTTGTCGGTCGGGTCGATGGCATAGAGGTCTGTGCCGATTGTCTTGATAGTCACTGTGTACTCCCTGATTTCCGAGGAAAATCACTTATGAGCGGGCATAAAAAAACCCGCCGAAGCGGGTCGTTGTTCTGGGTCTGGATTACTGCGCTACGAGCCAGGCGACATCGAAGCCCTTGCGGTAATTCTTGGTGTCCGGGTCTATCGCGTCGAGGTTGAAGCCCGTGACATAGGCCTGCCGACCGATGGCTTTGCGGACCGCTGTGAAAACCGCGTCCGCCGAGGAAGCCGTATCTGCGTAGACATCGACCTGCAAGTTGTACCGGTCAGTGTCTGGGAGGCCGTTGAGGTAATTAAACGGCGAGCCGCTGATGACCTGCCAGACCACATAGGGCTTTTCGACTCCCTGCGGGGCCTCGCCGTGAGGGTAAAGGCGCGTGGGGCCTGTACCGATCAAGGCAGTGACGGCCGGATCCGCAGCGCAGACCTTGAAAATCGGCGCAATCATCAGTTTGCCCCCAGCTTGATCAGTTGGTACTTCGCCGAACTGAGGAATTCTTTGAACACGGCCTGCCGATTGCTGGAAAGCGCATTGCGCATAAAGGGCTGAGCACGCGAGTGCTCCGTGCCCAACTCAACCCACCACCAGTAGAAAGTGTTGCCGCCCCGCTGGCCTTTCTTCGTCTTGCGCACGCCCACCGATACGATGGCGGCACCAAGCTCCGCGCCGAGCGCTTTACGCTCGATCATGGCGATGTTGTTGGGAACATAGTTACGGGTTTCTGGATCATCGACCCGGGCGGCGCGATCTTTGGCATCGATCATGACAATTTCCATCGCGTCCTTCGCGGCCGGTACCGCCACTTTGGAGCGCATCTCCTGCGACAGCTCGCGGAATTTTGCCGATAGGTCGTCGGCACCGGTCAGCTTGTAAGACACAAAATCAGCCATTACTTACCCCGGTCGCAGCGAGGATAGTCAAATAACCCACACCCGTTTTGTTGTCGGGCAAGGGTTGACCCTTGATGATGTAGATGGCCTCACGGTAAACGATCCGCATTGTAGGCAGGAGTCCTGACCAATAGCGGATCACAAATCGTACGGTGGCTTCCGACTGTGCGGCTTGCGCCGCAAATAAATCGCGAGAGCTCAACGGTTCATAAGAGGCTGGCACCTTGTCGCGCACAGAGGCCCACCCGGCAACCATCTCACCGGTACTCGGGTCCTGAACAAGGACAGGTGCCTGAAATTCTAGGCGATGTCTCAGCTTACCCGCACGCATTAGATGCCCCACCCAACACGGTAAGGTGTCAGTAAGCTTCGAGAGCCCATTGGTAATTCGCTGAATGAGGCACCAGCCGACACATCCTCCCGGTTTTCGAACAGCGAACCGAGGATCAGTAAGCACGCCGCACGTACCGAAGGGTTTATGACAATTGGATCTTTCCCGGCCTGCCCGGCCAAGACAGCCTGTGCCAAGCTTTCAGTATCGGCGTAGAACTTTCGATTCATGAACTGCTCCGCGCTGTCTTCGGCAGCTGCGAGTAGCAATACAACATGAGCCAAGTCATCCTCTTCAGCGTGCAGGTGCTGCATGGCGTCATCGGTAGAAATGGCATTCATGGCTATTCCTTGGGAGCTTCTGCGGAAGCCAAACCCGCAGCAATCAGCGCAACGGCATCATGTTTTGGCGACTTGTACCCCTTACCGCCAGCGCGACGCACTTCATTGCCGTCCAGATAGCTGCGTAGCGGGTAAATCGTGAGCTCGCCCTTTTCGTCCGCGACGGTCCCTGTCTCTCCCTGTACGCCGGCGGAAGGATTTCCGCTGATGGTAATCGGCGCAGCGGCTCCATCAGCGCCGGTGGTGGAGGACGCTGGGGCTGCTTGAACTGTGCCGGAAACACCGTCAGTTTGAGCGCCAGGCGCAGTGGTAGCGGCGACTGTCGTCGCGGGAGCTCTATTGGCCGGTTCGGTTGCGGTCGTACGTGCCATGATTGTATCTCCTGAATCGGCGAGGCCGCCCTAAGGCGGCGCTCTGTTTGCGATTGTTTAGGCGGCAGTCAATTCACCGGTGACGAAGGCTTCCGGGCGATAGACGGCGAACGCCAAGCGCTCTTCCGCACGAATCGACACCATGTTGTTTTCGAAGTCCTTGTCGTTCTCGGTGGAGACCAGCACTTCGATGCCCATTCGGTCGTAGATCTGCGCGGCCAGACTGAACGCACCCACCAGGAACTGATCCTGAACCATGGCCTGCGTTTCGACGACGGGCAGGTTCCACAGTCGCGGGGAGGTGCCTTCCTGCGGTTTGCCGATGATGTAACGCCCTTCGCCGTCCTTCAGCAGTTCGATAGCGGCCCAGTCAATCGGGTTGAGGACAATGCCCGTCGACGGAAACTCAGCCAGCATGGCCTGCAGCAGCGCCAGGCGAATGCGGTCGATGCGCTGCTCGGCTTCGACCACGATGCCCGCAGGCGGCGCGTATGCCTGGGCCTGGGGGATGATGCCTTTGAGGTTGTTACCGGTGCCGTTGCCATAGAGCAACTGAGCTTCCTCAGCCAGCAACAGGCCATAGCGAGCACGGGCGTCGATGTAGCTTTGCAGTGCTGCCGCATCATCAAGGATCTGGCGGCTGCCTTTGAAAAGATGCGCGATGGTACGCACGTTCGCGTTTTCAAGCGCGAAGGTGAGTTCGCTGTAGGGCTTGGCCAGGCCTTCGCCAACGATTGCCGCGTTGTTCGTGAAGCCAGTTTCACGCACGTACTCCACGGCGTTACTACCCGTGGTGCCCGGCGCGACCAGGTCACGAATTGTCAGACGACGCTGCGGAGCCAAGATTACGCCGACGCGCTCAGTCTGGACCAGTGCTCCGCCCGACGTGGGTACCGAGGTGATGGCTGCACGAGGCACCTCAACACGGCGCGAACCACGGAAGGAGCTGGTCACGCCCTCCTCAGCCATCTTGGTCGCGACCAGGTCGCCAGCCGAGTGCTGCACGCTCGGTTCATGTTGCTTGCCCGCATTCACCAGCTTCTGCTCAGCATCCTGCATGCGGGCTTGGAGTTCGCCCTGCTTCATCAGCAGTTCGTCCACCTTGCCACGGGTTTCAGCCTGCATTTCGCCGGAAGCTTTGATTTCCTTCTCGGTGCGCTCGGCGTAGGTTTTGATCTGATCGCCGACGGCTTTCAGGTCGGCCTGGGTTTGCTTCTGGGAAGCTTCGATTGCAGAAAGATCTTGAGGCATGATTTTGTCCTTTCAGAAATGAAAAAACCGCCTCTCGGGCGGTTATCAATTGGGTTGCAGCTCCAGTCGATCAGCAGGCGGGGATGAGCCCCCGAAGTGCCGACGCCTGATTTGCGGTTTCTTCAAACGCGGATACATCAAGGGCAGCGCTAGGCTTGCCCGGCACGACAGCGCGAAGCGTGTCGCCGCCAGCAGCGCTAGACGTGCTGGTCTTGATTTCTGAGATGAGCTTGCGGCGTTCGCTGCGCGGCATACCTGATTTGGCGAGCGCAGCGTCGAGCTTGCGGGCTGAGTGCGCCTGATTACCTTCTTCGCTGGGGGCTTGCTCCACTTCGGATGCTGAGATAAGGCCGGTAGCGAACCCCTTCTCGACGGCGTTCGAGCCGTTCATGTAAGTCTCCGCGTCGAGCATCTTCTCCACTGCGGCCTCATCCTGGCCGCTGGTGTCTGCGTACAGGCTGATCATCGCGCGGTCGAACTCTTCCATCGTGTCAGCGAGCTCGCGGATGGCGTGGCGGTTGCCGGCGAAGTAGGTCCAGCAGTTGTGGATCATCAGGAAGGCTGTCTTGGCGACTTCGCGCTTGGCGCCAGCCATTGCGATGACGGACGCGGCCGAGGCAGCCAAGCCAAGGACCTTGACCGTCACTTCCTGAGAGTGCTCGATCAACCGGTTGTAGATTGCGATGCCCTCGAACATGTCGCCGCCAGGCGAGTTGATATAGACGGTAACCGGTTTGTCACCGATGGAGCGCAGCGCGGCGTCAACCCGCTTAAGCGTAACTCCCTCCCCATACCAGTCTTCACCGATGATGCCGTACATGGTGATTGTGTCGGTGCCGGCTTCCAGCGCTGCGCGCAGATCCGGATTCCACAGATCGAGCGCTCGCGGGCTCAGTTCGCAGTTGAAACTGCGAGCATTTACATTCAATGGCATGGTCACTCCTGAGCCTGGCCGAGCCAGTTTTTTAAAGCGGCCTGCGCGGCCTGGCTATCGGTGGACTTGCCCAGTTGATCGATCGGGGCCAAGTTGGTCTGTACGGTGAGCACCGCGGCGTTCCCGCCATGGCGAGGCAGGTTTTCTTTAACCCGGCATTCATCACGGGTCATGATCCCGTTCTGGGTCATCTGGCTGTACCAAGCCGATCTGCCTGCGCTATCAGCCTTAAGGAATGCTTCCAGGGAAAATTCCGAGTAATAGGTCTTCCGCTCCACAGGCGTCAGCAATCGCTTGTTCACGCACTGCTGAATCTGGTTGGTGATGGAGCTGATACTGAATGTCAGGAACGCAATCATCTGCTGCTCCAAACCGGTTCCCCAGTTGCTGCCAGCATCAGTTTTTCCAACCATCCAAGGTGGTACGCCAAACCAGCGGCATACCTCTTCAATGCTGTAGCCCCTCGATTCGAGCAACTGTGCATCCACTGGATTGATCCCGATGGACTCTGGCGTAATCCCCTGTTCAAGCACTGGAGAGCGGCCTGCGTTTAACGCCCCCGATATCTGCTTCACATACTCGCGGAATTCATCCCGCTGTTCCGGCTTAAGTATCCGGTCAACTTTGAAGGCTACCGCTGGCAGCAGTCCGTTCTTGAACGTGCCATTTGCGGCATCGTCCGCCGACATGGCAGCGCCAAAGACATCTGCGCCGTAACGGATGGCTGAAAGGCCAACCCGCCCATCGAGGCTAAATGCCGGAATGTGCAACATGTTCTGCCGCTCGATCTGGCGGCGAGCGCCCTTCCGAGGGCGGTACCAATAGGTAATCCGGCCGTCGTCATCAACATCCAGATCCACGCGCGAGGGCAGGAGAAAATCCAACGCCACGATGCGAGAACCAATACGAAGAATCTCCGCAAAGGCGTTACCGCGCAGCAGCATCGCCGCCACCATGGCCTGCCAAAACTGAAACGCGGTCATGTCTTCGTTGGGGCTGTTGTGAATCACGTCGTACAGACCGAAATCACGAGCATCCTTGCGCCCGCCATCAACTTCCCGGCGATAGACGCCCAGGGGAAGCCCTGCGACCGACGTAGAGATGATCCGCACGCATGACCAAACCGCCGACAGCTGCATCGCGTTGTCGACGTTTACTGCCTTGCCCGAGCTGGACTGGCCTCCAAGGAACTGACTCCAGAATCCGCCATCACTCAGCTTGATGGACTTCCCGAACCATCCGCCAAGCGAAGCACTGGGCTTACTTGCGGCGCGGCCTACCACGGCCGATAAGGATCTAGTCACCGGTTAACCCCTTGCGCAAAAACCCAGCAATGAGAAGCAACGAGGCAGACCCCGCCAATAATGCCCAGCCCAAGCCGAACAGAACGTGCACGCCGGCTGTTGCCAGGGCAAACCCCGCCAAGGCCGTCAGGATAAAAATGAGCAGTGGGTTCATACGATGATTGGATTCCGAATGGCGGCCATGAAGTCGTCATTCCCCCGGCCTTCGGGGTTCAAGGAAATCAGGGTCACTGCGTTGAATAGGGCCATCAATGGGTCGATTTTGGCCGACCCGCTGGCTTGCTTGGTGATCAGAATCGAGTTTGCGCGCGGCTCGACTTTGGCGTTACCGACGCACCAGGCCATCATTGGCTGGCCGCCATGCTTCATGCCGCCTTCAGCGAGCTTGCGTTCCGCCGTCTTAATAGCGCCGCCCAGCTTCCAGCCCTGGCTAATGGCGACGATTTTCTCTGGAGGAATTTCACGCTCGATCATTGCGTCGTAAATCGCCCCGATTCCTACTGGGTCAACGCCTACCTTATCCAGCAACCCCGACGCCTCGATCTGCTCGACCAGGTCGGCGACATCGTTTACGTCATCGCCGATCCGAACGGATAGGGTCAGGTCCCCTTGTTTCTCGAAATCGTGAAATCGTGGGGCCTCTGCCTTACGACGCTCCAGCACAGAGGGGTGAGCCCAAGCGTGCGTCCAAATAAGCCAATCCCTGGTGCGCTTGTCTCGGCCAACAGCTGCGAATCCCAGCAAGTCATCCAGGCCCCCGCCATCAATGCCTACGTCAATAACCTCGGACATCGCGATGAGCATGTCGAGGGTCAGCACGGGCACCGCTGCGGCTGCCCAAAAGTCCGCACCTGCCCATCGATCCGAGCGTAACGCCAGGCCGATCTCGACGTTCAGATGCTTGGACATGAAGCCCAGCACTTCTGCTTCGCCTGCCTCTTCGGCTTTTTTCATTTCCCGGATGAGAAACTTCTCGCTCACCGAGTACCCCATATTGGGATTGGTGATGTAGAAGTTTTCAGGGTTGCGGTGCTCCTCGGCATCCAAGATGTGCTTCGGAAATTCGTAAATCACCGGCAGAAAATTGGGATCGATGATTGTGCCGTCGCGAACGCCCCTGGCGTACTGCAGCTTTTCCCGAAACACTCCCGCCGGTGGCTGATCAGATTGCGTGGTCAAGTAAATGACAAAGCCTTCCGGTCGTGACGCAAGCCCGCCGGTAGCTTCTCGCAGCATGTTGGCTGCATGCGGGTTTTTACCGAACAGGTGGAGTTCGTCAACGAGCACAACAGCCGCCTTCTTACCGCCAACCGTGTTCTGATCCGCTGCAACCACCTTCAATGTCGCGCCAGACTCCCGATGGGTAATTGTCCGGAGGTGGTCCTGCACGTGCAGCAGCGCTGACAGCTCCTCGTCATGCTTAACCATGTCGCGGGCAGGAGCGTAAGCGTTGTTCGCGACCTCAATCGTCGGTGCAAGGATGATGAATTCTGCCGACTGCCTCCAGTTCCGGATTAGGACAGTGAGCATGATTGCTGCGGCGATGGTGCTTTTTGCGTTCTTTTTGCTGATCAGCAGGAAGAACTCCTGAATCAGGCGCTCGCCGGTATCGCCGTTGTACGCGCCGAAAATTGCCCCGGCCAAGTCCGAAATCCATGGAGCACAAGACTCGCCAATCAGAGGGCTACCAGGTGCGTCCACAATCTTCAGGTCGTTCAAGACCTGCATGCATGCCTCTGCCTCAGCTGGAAACAGAGGCGGGAACGGCACAAGTGACTGGCGGTTGACGATCCGCGACTCCCAATCGGGGCACGACGTGTCCCAAGTAGGTTCGCTCAATTATTTCACCGATCGTAAATGGCTAGGGGGCGGCGGGGATGCACCAAACTTGCCTTTCGATGCGGACTTGGCCGCGTTTTCCTTTTCTTCTTTCTTACCGCCCTCGCCTTTGCGCGGATGAATGAACGGCATCAACGCTTTCGCTGCATCGACGCGTAGCTTCGAATCGGTCTCGAAGTCGTTCATCGTGGCGAGTAAAAACTCCTTGGGATCAGTGAAACGAATGGCCTTGCTGAAATCGAAACCTGAATCGCTACTGTCCTGCCCTGTCTCTCCCTTCGGAGGAGTCCGGCTTTCTGTCGCTTTTTGCGGCGCATCCCCTTTAACAAATTTGTTAACTTTTTTGTTAACTGCTGGGGCGCCCAATTCGGCTATTACGTAGGGATCTTTTGCGAGTCGCGCACCTGCCTGGGGAGCGCTGGAAGCCGCGTAACCTGCGGCTATCGCTGCATCTTTATTAGACGCACCTTCCCTCTTGGCAGAGACGAATGCCTGCTTTTTTGGGGTCAGTGCCATTTAACAAAAAACCTATGAGGGGGAAAAAATCTCTACGTGCGGTCGGGTGCGGTGTCCGAGGCATAAAGCCACAAGGTTTCGACCCGCCCCTCCCACGAACGGGAATCCTTCGCATTTGAGCCGTTTTTCGTGCATTTCGCACGATTTTGCCCGAATTCGTCTCTGGAACGGGTAGCAATCGAGACTCGTCATCAATTACTCATCATTCAACCTTGCGATTTGCCCGACGCGGTGAATCAGGCGCGGCCAGCACCCCGAGCCGACTCCTCGGCAGTCTTGAGCTTGTGACAGGGCACGCATAGGGCTTGAAGGTTGGCCTCATCATCCGTCCCACCCTGCGCCACATTGATGATGTGATCGACTTCAAGGTCCAGCGTTACGGTGCCGCATGCTTGGCAGGTGTACTCGTCACGCACGAGGATCAATGCTCGCTTGCGCCTCCAGGGTCTGCCACCACGACCAGAGCCCCAGCCTTCGTTACCTTCCTCTGCGTTGGGAGCTGCATACTGCCGATTGGCAGCCTCTGCCATCCGCGGCCTAAGCGTCGTCAGCCTGCCCATCTAGCCTGCCCTCGCCGCCCATGACCCATTGACGCACCGTCTCCCCCATCGTGGTGACCTCGACGACATCGGGGTGCTGGTATCGAACGGGCTCACGTTCTTGGATGATCAGCGCCTTCGCCGCGATGACCTCAAGGCTCTCAGGTGGCACCGTGATAGTTGCCTGCCACACATCACCAGGCATTGCAGTCAGGGTGATCGACGTAACGCCAGTCAGCTCACTACCGTCGCTCAGCATCACTCGGGTTCCGAACGTCGGCTGAGCCTGTCCGGCTTTCTGTTGCGCTGGTGGCAGGATCATCACCACGCTTAAATGTTTGGCTGATTCGTTCACTGGCTATCCTCATCCACTTCTTTGCTCGATCACGTCGGGCAGCGCACCCAGCACAGCTCAAGCTTTAACCTGATCGTCCGCCGACGAATCGACATCGTTGGCTACCTGCTTGACCAGCATCAGGTCCATCCCACCCTCCAGCACCATGACCTTGCAGCCCAGCCCTTTCAGAGTAGGGAGCAGGTTGTTCTCCAGCAGCTCACGCTGCTTGGCAGAGAGGAAGGCGTCGACCTTAAGCACCAGCAGATCATTGGCGGCTGGCTGCAGGACGGTCGCGCTGACGCTGACTCCAAGCTTTACAGACAGGTCTTGAATGTTCATGTCGTTACCTCATAGGTGAAGTTGTCGGTGCGATTGCCTGAGGTGACGGCCCGGTGAGAGTCGAACACGATATCGGCGGGGATCGATCTGGCGTATGGCGTAGACGTCTTGCCGTCGAATAACTCTCGATGAGTCACCTGGCCGCTCTGAAGCAGCTCAACCTGAACAGAGCCATGCAGATTGTTGATTACGATCTTCACGGGCCGCTCCTATCAGGCAATGACGAGCTGGGTTTCCCGCAGCGCCGCACCGTGCAGCACCGCAACGATGAACCCTTGCGGGACGCCGATCTGCTTGGCCGCGTTGATGGCCTCAACCAGACGTTGCGACAAGGCGTTGACCTCAGCAACCACCGGTTGGGAGATGGTCATGTCAGACCCCGTCTCCGGTGCGGGCAGCTGTACTTGTGGCCTGGGCTTGCGTGAACGGCGTGAGCGCGACTTGCCTTTTGCAGTGGGAGTCGAATCGGTCATTGCTGTTTCCTCGGGGTCATCTACCCAATGCCTGGGATATCCAGGCTTGTACGGGTGCGGTAGCCAGGGCATGTGTCACCTCGCGCCACGAATTGACGCTTCTGAATTTGTGGCGCGGGTTACTTGCTCTTGCTGCGAACGATCTGGGCGTCTACCTGATCGGCGCACGTATCGAGCAGGTTTACCGCCCGATCCTTCAGCGCCCAGAGGTCGCCATTCAGGGCAAGGTCATCCTCGCTCTGTGTGATCCGCTCACAAGGGACCAGCTCAGGGGGTTCGAGCCTTACTGCTGTTGTCTTTACCACCACTGGCTGGGGGCTTCCCGCGCAGGCCGTCAGGCAAAGGCTGATCAGCCCACTTGCGAACAGCCGGACTCTTACGCTTGAGGTCTTCAAAATCTTTCCTTGCCTTCAGGGCTTTCTGTTCGCTGTCTTTGAGGCGTTTGCTCAGATCGGCCTGATAATCGGCATTGCGTTTAGCCTCTGCCCGCAGCGTGGTGATCGTCGCTTGGCTCGCCTCATTGGCTTCCACTGCGTCCGTCTTGGCCTTGGTTTCAATGCTGACCTTGCCTTCGAGCGCAAGGACCCGGTACTGCTGAATACCCACCAACAGAACGCCGACGAGTGCGATCACGATGGCAAGCGCAATCGCTTTCAATGTGCTCATGGGGAATCCGCCTTACGTCCGAGGAACTTGATGATCAGTTCCCTGATGGCCGTAACCCCAACGAAACCAATGGTCCCGCCAGCGGCGACTGACAAGCTGGGCGGCCAAGCCATCCATTCAATGACGCTACTGGCTGACAGACTCAGCGAACCGCAGATAAGCGCCTCAAGCACGATCCGCCATTTGTTCGCTTCCTTGGCTTCGTAGAGGACACGCAGCAGCGAAACAGTGGTCGCCATGATCGCGCCCTGCCATAGAGGCGTACTGATGATGAGGTACAGCTGCGCCCAGAAATCAGGATTCTTTTCTGGCATGGACTTCATCCGGTGTCCTCCCTTTGGGGAGCTATAAACGAAAAAGCCCCGGCAATGCCGAGGCTTGAAATAGGTGCAGATGGCCGGTGCTGGTCTCCGGCTTGATTCGTCTACGCGTTGGCCTGTCGGTCCACCATCGAATCTGATCCCGCTCTCTGCGCATCAGCCTGCGCATTCATCTGCATAAAATGCGTGTCTTCCCACGCTGCCCATCAGCACCGCCCCGGAGCAGATCGAGGAAAATAGGGCTTGCTGAATGCCGGTGTTTTTCAAATCACCGCACTACCGGCTTATCGATGTCCAGGCATTCCGAGGGCTACCCTGGCAATAGGGCTAGATCCTTACTGTTCAATCGGCGTCCACTGCCTTGGCTCAGCTAAAATAGCCTCTGTTTAACGGGGCCGCTATCGCACGAAGACTCCTGGATTATCAGAGTGGAACGACGCTGACCTTATCGATGAAAGCAAAACGATCGTTAGGATTTTGATCATTCCAGAAGCTCAAAGTCGTCTGGGATGTAGTAGCAGTGAAGTCGTAGGTTTTGGTTTCCCATACAGTGGCATCGCTTTTCGCAACAGGAGTGTCGAAGCTGACCGTCTGGCCCGCGACCTTGACATTGATAATTCCATTGCCATAGCGATTCACATACGCGGAATTGCCGGCGCTGAAGCTGAGACGATACCGCATGCCAACGACCGTATTGATGTTCTGCTGAATACCGCCGCCGTTCCGATACACATAGTTAGCGAGATCAACGCTCATGACGCCGTCAGCAGCGACCGAACTTCCGATTGACGCTCTTACGTTCATGTACTCCACACCCGACAGGAAAGTCGTCCAGCCATCTACGAAGTCAGCCTGACCAGGAGTATTCAATACGCAGTCGTCAGCACAGCCAGGGGTTTCGAAGCTGCCATTAACCACCAATTCGGCGGCGAACGCCGTGCTAGCTGATGCCAAAAGAGCGGCAGCCAATAGGAGCGGAGCGATGCTGTTGTTGATGGATTTCATGTTGTCACCTATTGAGACGAATAATTAATCGCGGAGGATTCCGCTTTCATGTCGCTCAAAGGCGATGACTCGGGGCTCGTGGTCCTCACATGATTCAACGTCCCGCATCGGGAACATTTGATCTGGAGTTCGGTGTACTCACCCACTCGGGCAAGAAGTCGTTTGCAATTTCCACATCTGCAATCTTTCAACATCTGCAATGCCTTTTGATTTCTGCTAGGCTCCGCCCGCTCTCGCGAGAGTGAGGGGGTCTTGGCTGGCTTGCAGGCTTATTCTGCGATCTGGTGGCTTCAGGAGGTGTTGCTGCACGTCCTGAAGTCACCCTCTCTTTTTTCCGCTACAACGCAAAAGCCCCGAACGATGTCGGGGCTTTCTCGTTTCTGATTGGCACAAAAAACCCGGCTCAATGGCCGGGCTTCCGTCTATCGCTCAGCTCAATCAAGCTTTACCCACTCGAGCGGGTTCTCGTCGCCCCTGAATCCATTGACGCCCATTCCTCGCATGCATTGCAGCTGGCTCTGACCCGCGCTCACCACCGCGCCTTTCGAATAGATAACATTCTGATAGACGCATGCTTGATGATTATCAAACTGTGGCAGTTGGGCGGCATCTTTACTGGGTGGCTCTGCAGCCAATGCAGCAGCGCTAAACACCATAAATGTGGATGCGATGATTGCTTTTTTCACAGCGACCTCCTTGGTCAAAAGAAGCCCAATGCTATTACGTGAGAACGTCAGGTACAACTCACTGGAGCGAAATAAAAAACCCGGCTTTTCAAGGCCGGGCTCTCTTCGTAACTGTCTGGGTGTCGCGCTTGAAAAGCTAAACACGGTGCCATGAAAACAGAGTTATTCCGCGCGTAAAAGTGTTTTCGTCGATTATTCCCTTTTTCTCTTTCAGCTTGTTCAGGACCGGCCATCGGAACCCCGAACGGTGGATTGCGCGGGGCGCTGAGCGGCCCCATAGTGGCAAAACTACATCACAGAGACATGTACCATGGCGTGGCAGCGTTCAGACAACAAACATTATTCAGGGAAGCTTGACAGCATCTTCGTATCGATCTTTGAGGCTTGGGATGCTGAACATTTTATTGATCAATATCTCGACCTACGTGGATACAAGGTTAATGACACAAACCGCGACCTCGTCGCCCTACGGCTCGAGGCTGTCCCTG